CGGACCATCGTGTCTGCACCAACACAATACTACCGCCCGGCTGTAGTCTCTGTCGGGGGCCCCCAGTATACCAGTCCCATGCATCGTCAAAACCCGTATTAGACATTGCTGTCTGCTCCGAGTGTGGGTCATCTATAATCACCAAGTCGCCACCACGACCCGCTAAGTTTGAACCAACACCAACCGCATAATACATACCCCCCGAGGTCGTGTCCCAACGACCGGATGCTTTACTATCAGCGGACAGATTAACCGACGGAAAGATATCCTTATAGTCATCACTATCTATAAGGTTCTTGGTCTTACGTCCAAAGTTCACAGCCAACTCTGTGGTATGCGTCGCCTGAATAATCTTCATCTTAGGATTCTTACCCATCATCCACGCCGGAAACAAAAAGCTTGCAAACTCCGACTTGGTATGTCTCGGGGCCATATTGATAATCAAACGTTTCAGCTCACCCCGTGCCACACGCTCTAACTTCTCCGCAATAATCTTATGATGCCGACCCGCAATAAAGTCCGGCCACATATTTTTTACAAAAATTAAAAAGTCCTCCTGACACCTTTCGTTCTTTTCTAATTGTGCCAGTCTAAGTTTTAGCTTGGCCTCCTGTTCTGAAACATCCATCAGGGGGCCCCTACAATCTTAAAAAACATATCGTCCCAACGAAACGGCTGCATACAATGAAACTCCGGCTTCTTATCTTTCAACCCGTCCATCTTCAAATCTACTGCATCTTCTGCCTTAAACAAAAATAATTCTGCTCGCTCCGACGGCTTCTTCTGCTTCTTAATCAATATCCAACAAGACGCGTGTTTGTGTTTCGTGAGCCACGATACCTGTGACGGGCGCAGATCTACTTTGTCCGTCGTCGTAAACTTGAGCTCAACAAAATGAAAACAACCATGGGTATCACAGAGGAGGACGTCTGGGATTCCGGCTCCGACCCAGTTTTCAATTCGCGTTAGCGACAGCTTTCGACTTACTCTTTGCGCCGCTTCCTTTACTTGTTTGTAAAAGCCGCTCTCCTTCTTCACGGCTATCGTTATCCTCTTCTGGGCTGATGTCGATTGTGACTGGGGCATAACTCTCCTTTATCTCCTTCAATGCTTTCATAACTTCTTCCTTAGACATACTGTCTATGCTCCCGTGTCGTATCTCAGATTTATTAACATATATATCGCCCTGCGCCATACCCCGACGAAACTCTGCCTGCACCGCGGCCGAGTAGGCCCCATTTGCCAATGCCTCGTCCCGAATAATCTGGAGGTCCCTTACATGACGATGAAACGTAATACCATACTTCTCATCTAGCTGACGACGATACTCTCTGATCGCATGAACAACATGAGGCGAGATATGTTGGTTCGTTAACTCATACGCACGTGTATGCGCACTCGTTGCGCTGTACCCGGCATTCTCTGCGGCTTCTCGCATAGTTATCTGCCCGTCCTTGCTAACCAGTTCGCGGACAAACAGCTCCTGCTTGCGTGTCAAAGGGGTTTTTATCGTGGCGGGTTTACGACCTCTAGTCTCTTGGCGTATGCCCGTTTTGCCTACTTTTCGTTTCCTCATTCTCGGACCTCGGTAGATGGTTAATAAACAGCCTTAATATGCACGTTTTTTAGGCAGTTAACAAGAACCTTTTTTATTGCACAATAATTAAGCATTGTTTCACGTGAAACATTGATACGATTTTCTGTATAAATATTCGTGAAAAACATGGCCCATGCACTAGTGCCTGCGACACCGGTGGCTGTTCGTCCAGAGTAATTTTTTAAAATTTTTTCAACATAAAATGACCCGATAATCAGGGGTCCCGCGCAATAAAACCTGCTGCGCTTTTCATGGTCCGCGGACCGCGGATCTCGGCGGATCTGTCAGGATCTGGAGCGGCTCCTATCGGATCGGGGGCGGGGGATCTCGAGCGGCTCCCGTCGGATCTGGCACCAGTTCCCGCGGATCACGGCGGGCGGATCGTTGGGAGCTGATCGACGGCGGGCGGTTCTCGGTACGTTTAGGATCGAGCGCGGACGGCGGGCCGTTGCGGGTTTAACTGTAAATAAAGACCAAAAAAAAGCCCGCGTGAGCGGGCTTAATTTGAGTTGTGAACGGGTGTTAGTTTATGCGTTCAATTCGATACTTGGCGGGACACTAGCGCCAGTTGAGGCCCTAACTTTTTGATCACGTAAAACGTATTTTAATCGATCGTTGGCAATACGTTCTAAAGCTGAATACATTTTTTCTTTAAATGCACGCTTGTTTAATCGGGTTGCATTGGTAGACAGCCCGATATGATCCGTTATCGCTTCCAAGGTTAAAAGGCTTTTATTAGTGTTCGGATCATAAACGCTTTTCCCGTAAACAAATTCGGTTATTTGCAAGCGCAAAAAGAATTCATTTACGTTGTCAGCTCTAATATGACCAATGCCCGTATTCATAGTTGCCCATATTAAATTTTCAGTAACGGGGTTCATTGTTTTATCATCGCGCCAACATAAGGTCCGATAACCTACAATTTCGTCTAATCGAAAGTCTAAACTCATAGTTTTACTCCATAGTTAAAAGTCGGGCGGAATTGCACCGACTAATTAAGTATAAGAAAAAATAAGATTAATGCAAGTTTGCAACAAAAAAGCCCGCACGGGGGCGGGCTTCTCTGGAGCTGTTATCGAGCGCGGTTATGTGTGACAATACCCGTCGGGTTCGATACCATAAGTTATATTGCCGTATCTAATACACGCGGTTTCCTTTGCTCCGATCATCGGATAAACCCCGCGCCTGAATTCCCTGAAACTAATATCAGGATGAAACAAACTTGAATTTAAAAGCCCGTTTTCTTTTGTTGGGCGCACTCGATCATAAAGGCGCTTTAAAGATCGGAGCTGATATCTGTTCAATTTCATATAATGAATTGAGCGCCCGTTTTCATAAATTACTGGCATTGTTTAACCCTCCAATTCATTAGGTTCTGGAACTTCAAACCAGTCGGAAAACTCTATTAGTTCCCCGTTTGGTTTCATCATCATTAAAGAACTTTCATCCCCGTGGATCGGGTGTTCATAAAATTTATAGCCTTTCACCGTCGCAAATAAATGCGGGTTGGAAGCCATTAATTTTTGTTGTCTAGTTTGCATAGTTTTTTACTCCATAGTTAAGACGGGCGGAATTGCCCGCCTGATCCATTATAAGATTATATAAGAGAAAAACGCAAGCCCATAAAAAAAGCCCGCGTGAACGGGCTTTAAATCGGCGCTATGGGGCGGGTTTATTGTTTGCCAATATCCCCCGCAATGTGATGCCGTAAGATTCGACGGGGCGGAATAGTTTTAACAAACTCGCGCAATATTTCCGCGTCGGTTTTGTCCTGCTGTTTTTGACTTAATCGTTCCCAATGAATGTTAACGTTTCCGCCGTTGGCATAACACCCGCCCCGCTCATTATTATTAATTCGGTTCTTTTGGTTCCCGTGCGCTGTAAACCCAATTATATAATCTCGATCGGATCGGGCGCACAATGGACCATTAACGCCCCCGCAATTAACACAACTAACAGTTGAAATATATTCTTCAGGACAGCGAACAACCCGCACGCCGTCCCGCTCAATAGATTTAGCCCCGCCCCAAAAGTTTTGAGCGACTGTTAAAACTGTAGGGATCGCGCATTCTTTAAAGAAATATAAAACATCTTGCCAAGTGTCGGCGCTGTAATTAATCGTTGCGAATTTATGACGGGGCAATAAATCTTTGAACCATTTAATTGGGTTAAAGTGTGAAAACGTAAAAGCGAACCCGCCCCGCGGAACGCTATTATAAACGGCGTTTAAATATTCATAATCGATCGCGGTTGCTGAACACCCGCGCCCGCTCGGGTTTAGTTTACAATCAGCGGGACAAGTTCCGAATTTGTCCCCTGATCCCGCCCGATAAGTTACGGCTAACCCTTTTGTTTTTTTGCCCGTCGAAAATTCATTTACTAATAAAACCATTTTTAAAAACTCCATAGTTATAAGATTTATCTCATATATACATAAAAAAAGGGCGGATGTAAACACCCGCCCCGACTAGATTTAATTTTGAAGCTTTTAAACTACGGCCAATTCTTGGAAACTTTCCGAAGCTTCAACCCGTGATACTTCCCGCTCCCGCTCAATTAAAGTTCTTTCGACGTTGTCGCGGTTGTCGGAATTTTTAACTTTGAACGTTTCGGAGTTGTGGGAGCTGTAATATGTCAGGGCTGAATATAAAGCCCAAACAGTTGTCCCCCTAGCCTGAAACTCTTTGTCTAGCTGTTCCATCATGGCGCGGGCTTTTCGACTCTGGATCTCCCCCGCAACCTTGCCTTTCTTTTCGGCTCTGGCTATCTCACTTTCTGAAGCGGGGTAATTCGCATCAAGAACGGCTTGCGCCTGTTCGGGTGTTATCTCCCTATTTGCCCATTGTTCCCAAACTTTAACCTTAGTTTCATAAAAAGCTATCTGCTCGGTTAACCAAGGCTTTATATATTCAGGCTTAAAACCCGCTGTATGTCCCCAGTTCTGCGCCCCTAGTTCCTTTTGACTAGTCATGCCATTCGTACAAACAAGGTCAAGCGCTCCCGCCTGAACCCTAATAGCTGTTTGTCCGCCAAAAGAATTTACAACCCGCACCATAAAATTTAATTGGGTTGCGCTTCCTGATAACTGGCGGATCTCATGCCCGAGCCCGTCAAAGTGATAGCCGAACCTAGCAACTGATCCCCCGTCGGCGGTGCTCTCGATTAACTTTACATTATTCATTGCGCCTTTTGGGAGCGTATCTTCAAGCGCTTCCTGAACGGGGACAATAAGATCTTCATTATTACAGATAGCATAACGCTTTTTCATAATGCCTAAGATATCGTTATTGTCAGTTCTGACTATTGCCCGCCCCATTTCTGGTTCGATCGGAAACGGCTGATTAGGTATCCCGTCCTTAGTAATGTTATAAAACATCGGGCGGAACTCGGCGTTATAAGAACATTTATCCAAAGGCGGGAAGCCCTCGAAAGTTTCGTTTTGCTCCGCCTTGGCAGAAGCATTACTTAAAAGATTGTTTACAATATCGTTCATAGTTTTTTCCTATAGTTAGTTAAAATAAAACGGGGCGAGAATACCCCGCCCCGAAAGAATATAAGATTATATAAGATGGGTCAATAATAAATATCGTCCTCAAACTTATTGGAAACGCTATCACAATACCCGAGCTTGCGAGCTAAGGTAATTGCTTCTGGATAATGCTTCTTTAATAAAGATATGTTGAAGCTATCCATATAAGATATTGCGCTATGTAAACGATCTACCGCTTCCGCTAGTTTCGGAGCGCGGGTATCTGCAAAGCCCTGCTCGATTAATTTACTTTCAAAAGGCGTACTCATTTCTTTTCCTCAGCGATCAACTCTTCAAGCGTATCCATATCGCGATTATTAAGAGCGTCCCTGACCGCTTGTTTCTCAAGAAAATTTTTAAACTGTTCACGGCTCATGTCCGCCCCGATACTACACTTGTTGCAAAAGT